CCGTCGCTAAGAATGCTGAGTATGAAGCAAAGCTAACTGAAATTGCAAAGCAGAAGCAGATCGAAGAAGCATCGAAAGAGCTGTCTGATCTGGAAGCTGAGCGTTTCAAGCAACTTGCAGAAGAATTAGCATATGATGATGCGGAGACTTTCGCTAAGAAACTTGAGTTAGTAATCGAGAATTTCGTGAAGACTCCTAAAGCAAAAACAACTGTAGTCGAGTCTGTTGTTACAGATGCTCCAGTTGAATTGAAAGAAGAAGTAACTATTGACCCAGTTATGGCACGTTATGTAAGTGCTCTTGGTGTCAAGTAATCAACTTAACAAGAAAGAAGAATAAAAATGACAACTCGTCAAGATTTAGTTAAAAAGTGGGCTCCTATTCTGGAGCATGCAGATCTACCACAGATCAAGGACAACTACCGTAAGGAAGTTACTGCTCAGCTGTTGGAAAACCAAGAGAAGGCAGCTATCGAAGAGCGTAAGGCTCTGTTCGAAGCAGCTCCTACAATGTCTGGTGGCGACGGCGTTGCTCTGGGCGGTGCAGGTACCAATGCTAACATGGCTGGCTATGATCCAGTCCTGATCAGCCTGGTTCGTCGTGCTGCTCCTGCAATGATCGCTTATGACATGTGCGGTGTTCAGCCAATGACCCAGCCTACAGGTCTGATCTTCGCAATGAAGAGCAAGTATGAGAATCAAGCTGGTGGTGAAGCTCTGTTCAACGAAGCTGACACCGACTGGTCCGGTAAGGGCGAGCAGACTGGAACTAACCCAGCTGATCTGATTCCTGGTGGAACTGGCTATACTGCAGGCACTCCAATCACTACTGCTGAAGCAGAAGCTCAAGGTTCTTCTGGTGGTCTGGAATTCAAGCAAATGGCATTCAGCATCGAAAAGACTTCTGTCACTGCTCAAAGCCGTGCACTGAAGGCTGAGTACTCTGTTGAACTGGCACAAGACCTGAAGGCAGTTCATGGTCTGTCAGCTGAAGCTGAACTGAGCAAGATTCTGTCGGACGAAATCCTGGCTGAAATCAACCGCGAAGTTATCCGTAAGGTTTACGTTGCTGCTAAGGTTGGCGCTCAAGTCGGTACAGCTACTGCTGGTACTTTTGACCTGGATGTTGACTCCAATGGTCGTTGGTCTGTTGAGAAGTTCAAGGGTCTGCTGTTCCAAATCGAACGCGAAGCAAATGCGATCTACCAGCAAACTCGCCGTGGTCGTGGTAACTTCATCGTCTGCTCTGCAGACGTAGCTTCCGCTCTTGCAATGGCTGGCGTGCTGGACTATGCTCCTGCTCTGTCTACCAACCTGAACGTTGACGAAGCATCTAACACCTTCGCTGGTGTTCTGAATGGCAAGTACAAGGTTTATGTTGATCCATATGCTGCTAACCAAACTCCTGAGCAGTTCCTGATGGTTGGTTACAAGGGTACTTCCGCTTTCGACGCTGGTGCATTCTATTGCCCATATGTTCCTCTGCAGCAGTACAAGGCTGTTGATCCTGCTACTTTCCAACCTAAGATTGCTTTCCGCACTCGTTACGGTTTCGTGGCTAACCCATTCACTTCAATGTCGTCTGGTCAGAACATCTATTTCCGCAAGGTCAAGGTTACAAATCTGATGTGACGCCCGAAAACACTAAATACCTTAAAGGGTGTTTAGTGTTTCTGCAAAACTCCCTTTGGAAACAATGGGAGTTTTTTTATGTCTAAAGAAAAATACGGATTCGTTTATATATGGCGGGATCGAAAATATAACCGTTACTATATTGGTTGTCATTGGGGTAGAGAAGATGATGGATATGTATGCTCTTCAAATTGGATGAGAAAGGCGTACAGAAGAAGACCTCAAGATTTTAAACGACGTATATTAAAGACAAACATAACAATTCGCGAGCAGATATATTTCGAAGAACAACGCTGGTTTGATATGATAAAACCAGAAGAAGTCAAAACTCGCTACTACAATCTTAGAATTCAGAATAACAGTGTATTATGGCACGCTGATCCAACTACTGCATTAACGATAGGTCAGAAGATATCTGCTGCAAAGAAGGGTAAGTCAACTGGTCCGTGTAGCCCAGAAAAGGCTAAGAAAATATCAGAAGCTAAAAAATCAAAACAAAGAAAGATGAGCGACGAAGCCAAGAGAAAGATGATAGAATCGAAGAAAGGCAAAAAGTTAACTGACGAACACAAACAAAGAATCAGTCAGGGTTTGCTTAAAGGGGGATGTAAGAAATCAATAGAGCGTTTGTCTGAAGAAGAATTGCATGAATCTAGAATGCGGTCTCAAGTAAAGGCGCGAGAAGCATTGATTGGTTCAAAACGATACAATAATGGTATTAAAGAAATTTCATCGAAAGATCATCCAGGTGAAGGGTGGGTTCTTGGAAGGCTCCCAAGAACAGCCGATCAATTGCAGAAACAAATCGAATCAACATCAAAAGCCATAAAAGATTCCACTACATGGAATGATGGAATTAGAAATTATAGAGTTATACAAGGAGATCAGCCGTTGCCTGGCTGGGTTCGAGGGATGGTTCCAAGAAACAGCTAAATATCAGAACCGGAGGATTTATGCAAGAACTACTACAACGAATAGCGCAGAATCCAGATCTCATAATCTTATCATTAGCTGTTATAAGTTCGATTCTATTAGTTTCTTGGTGGCATTACAAAAGAGACGTACGATTTGACATAAAAGATATCATCGTTGATACATCAACGGGTAAAGTATCTCTATACAAGATTGGTCAAGTCGTTGCTCTCATAATATCAACATGGATCATCATCCACGAAACAAAGAATAATAGATTAAGTGAATGGTTGTTTTTGAGTTATATGGCAATCTGGTCCGGTACAAATCTAGCAAAAGCTATTATTGAAAAGAATAATCCAAAGAACAACGAAGTTAGCAGAACTACCATGGAATATACTCCGAAGAGCAAGTATTCTCAAGAACCAGTACCCAATCAAAGGTATGCTGAGGAAGATCAATGACAATATTAACATGCCCATTTCCTGAGAATGTGAATCCATTAAACCCAAATGGATTCTTGTTCTCCGTACAGAAGCTACCCGAAGTCACTTTCTTTGCGCAGGACGTGGAACTTCCTTCACTTTCAATTGGACTTGTCACACAAGCATCGTCGGTTCATGACATTAAGATTCCAGGTGAGACTGCTGACTATGGCTCATTGACCCTAAGTTTCCTGGTTGATGAACAGTTCAAAAACTGGAAGGCTATATACGCCTGGATGATTGGTTTGACGTATCCTGAAAACCATACAGTGTACACGCAGTTCCTAAACTCCGAGAAGAACAGAGACTCGTATAGCGAACTTGCAAAAGGTTACTCTGATGCATCGCTAACTATACTTGACAGCTCGAACAACCCAATCCAGAACATAACTTTCATTGATGCGTTTCCGACTAGTTTGTCGGCACTTCCTTTCTCCGCTACAAACAGCGACGTTAACTATCTGAGAGCATCGGTAACCTTCGAGTACACGTATTACACCTTGCTTTAATTTTTAATTGATACACTATGACTCTTGATGAACTGAAAACACAATGGGAACAAGACTGCAATATCGACGATATAAACCCTGACAGGTCAGCGGCGCAGTCTCCACACCTTCACTCCAAGTACCTAAACATCCTACTCGATTATAAATTGCGCCTGACAAAGACGCAGTTCGAGTATTCACAGCTAAAGTCGCTGAAGGCTAAGTATTTCAGAGGCGAGATGACTCGAGAAGAACTCGAAGAACGTCAGTGGGAGCAATGGCAATATAAAACGCTTAAATCCGATATCGAGCAATTGATAGACGCTGATTCCGAAGTACAAAAGATTCAAGCTCGCGTTGAATATCTGAAGTGCGTAATCTTCTTCCTGGAATCCGTGATCAATGAAATAAGGAACCGCAGTTTTCACATTAGAAACATCGTGGAGTTCCAAAAGTTTAGAGCTGGTGTATGATATAGTGTATTAAATAGTTCAGTCAAAGTCATAGAAACGCTAAATAAAAGTGTAGGTCGCGGTATTACCAG